AGCGTATTGTATACAAGGATCTTGTCGTTCCTTACTGACGGAGTTGTCCCCGTAATAGTAGGCATCGCAATATAGAAGCGGTTATTATAGTAAGCAGCTACCGAGTTTTGAACAGAGTCGTAGTTAACGGTGTCAAAGAAGTCTGCAATGGGCTCGCTAAGCGGCAGCGTGTTGCCTAGCAGTTTTAAATCAAGCTGAGGCGTAAGCATGTGCACGCCATTGGCAGACAGGAAAAACACGAACTGGCCTGCTGAAACAATAGACCGCCTAGCCAAACAGCCGATTTCGGTTGTTATGACAGTTGTAGAACTGTTGGCCCCCGGAGGCGAGTTGATGTTAAAGTTGTCAGTCTCTACGAAAACAACGTAGATACTGTTGGTCATAAAGACCAAGAACTGGTTCTGCACCCACGGTAGCACCCCGACAATTGAGTCGTTTCCGCCTGTGTTGATAACGAAGTTGTTTAGCGTCGTGTCGCACTGCTCGCTTAAGATGTCGCTAACGAGCATCTGATAGTCGCCATACTTGAGAATCAGACGGTTCTGAAAGTACAAGCCAAAGTCAGCACAAGGTACAGATTGCGTAATACCCGTCACCGTACCCCCGGATACAGTGAACTTCTGCTCTGCATAAGTCAGATCCGAAAGGCCATCCTGCCAGATAAGTGGCGGCAATCCCCGTCGAGCTGTCCAGTCTGGATCGTTTGTCCGTGCCGCAAATGTCGAACCAGTGTTGTTCTCCCACTCAAAAGTAAACGTAGTTGGACTAGTTACAGTGATAACATAACTGCCAGTAACCGCTTGTCCGGAGCCATCACTGCCGTCCGTTAGGCCAACCGTAACTTCATCATTGGTCGAATAACCGTGTGGCGTTGCTGTTGTTATAGTAATTATGCCAGTATAGTTGTCTAGAATATCAGCATTTGATTCGGTAGCCGCAAACGTCTTCTTGTCGTACTTTCCGCGAAAGATAAATATCTTGTTTAAGGCCGTAACAACGTCACAAATGCCACCTTCTTGAATTACACGATCTGGAGGAAAGTCATAAGGCCCATACAACACCTTAATATCTTGCCCTTGAGCAGGCTTGTACAGGTACATCCTGTCCGTAAATACCAATACAATGTTGTCGCGCCCGTCAGCGTCAACGTACAAACCTGAGCCAACCATTATCAGGTTGATAAGGTCGTTGTCAGTAAGACGTTTGGTGCCCTTGCGTGGCTGCGCAATGCCACGTTGCAGCCGAGTGTTGAAGCTCGCTTGCAAAATGCCAGGCTGTAGGTTTGCAGGGTCGAGACGACTCGCAAATCCGATGAACATGTCATCACCTTCTGCCTGTGCTTCTTGTGCCATTGTTACTTAGGTGCAATCATCTTTCTTACAGCAAACACTGTAGGAAGCATGTAATTCTCGGACTCTGTTTCCGATTCTTCGCCTTCTCCGGCCAGTTTACCAAGCTTATCAGCAAGCCTCTGTAGATCATCGCGAATCTCAAGCATACGTTCCCTGTGCATGTCTTCCTTCTCGGAGTCATCCTCCTCTTTTTCCTCGTAACCTTCACCGCAGCCGCATTCAGAGCATGTTCCATCTGACTCCATTGGGGACTCACAGTCTGGACAGCTACGGCCTTTTTTGCCGTTTGGGCCGTAAAGAATGTCCATCATTGATTTCATTGACTTAGGCATAGGTTAGGCGATTAAAGATTTGTTGGTTTCCTTGCGAGTGCGGAGCTCAGCAAGAGAATAAGGAGTATCGTACTCAAAATGAGGCGCATCGTATAGCGATTTAAAGTTGCCGCCCCAACGCAGCTTGTGCTTTGCACACAAGGTTGAGGCGTGTTTATGCATAAGGTCAGCGAGCTTTGCGTCAGCGGGTGTGCTGCCATCCATGTACACCTTGCCCTTGAACACGCCGCAATCGACGGCGAGTCCGAAGTTGTGCATGGATGATCCTGGTTTGGCATTGGTCACCTTTGGCCCCGGAGCAGTGCGCCCTTTAGCGTACAGCGCCGCTTGTTCCTCGAACGTCCTAGTTCCGCAGATAACCTTGTAGTCCAGTCCATTTTGAGCAACCAGTTCTTTAGCGTCTACGATGAACGCAATAAAAGCGTCCCTGACTTCAGGTAGCAGCGTCGCTATGAACCTGGCTGACCGTTCGTCAATCATTTGTGTAGCAGCTTGTATATCTTGGCCAGCGTATAAAAGATTGCGGCAATGCCACCTAGAATACGAACTGTTTGCTCGATCTCGCTTAAAGACAAGGCAATTGCGGCTACGTTTATGCCCAAAACAGAGCCAATTTCTTTAAGATCGTCTAACATTTCACCGGGGCTTTCCATTGCATTACCTGTGTTGAGATTGTTTGGCGACAGAGGCGGCATCGAGTAACTCCAGTTCAAGTTTCTGGTATCGGGAGTCTGAATGCCATTTCTGCGCCACCTTAGCAGTGTACGTCTGACCGGCCCGAAGCTCAAGTATCTCCTTGCTGGGTGGATACAAGTATCTTGCTGGAACGTGTGAACTGGTAGCGCAACCTGTCAGCCAAAGCATCACGGCCACTGGCCCTAGCTTCAATGATCTGAGTTTCGATATCATCGCAGTACTTAGCTATGTCACGTTCCAACTCCCATGAAGCCCGTTTAGCCTTGATCTCCAACCACAGGCGTACTATTTGCAGCAGGCTTGGTATCATTTGATTCCTTTCGGAAGACGTTGATCATGCCGATTAATGCCAACCCAGTTGTCAAGATGGCCTCCTGCATCTCTGGGTGCAACTTTAGGCCAACTGCTGTGAGTACAGCAAACAAACCGCGCCATGTGGATGGCTCTTTGAGCCGTTCTAGTAGGTATTTCATAGGATTAGCACTTCCAGCGTTTCATACTTGCCTTAGCCCGTTCTGCTGGGCCTTTAGCCTTGGCTACGACACCAGCCATTCTAGCACAGAAGCTCTTCTTGCGGCCAGCTTCAGCTTTTGTCTTTGGGTTGGGAGCGGGAGCCTTTAGGTTGCTGCCTGTGGCCCTGTTGTATTTGGCTCGACCTTTGGCTGTAAGTCCTGCGCCTTTAGACACGGGAAGCTTTTCACCTCGGCCAACTGCTAGGGATACGGATTTTCTTGGCATAAATTAAGGGATAACAACCCAAGACAAAGACTCCTCACTCCAAGTATATCTAGCGCCATCAGTTGGATAAGGCACAGGAGGTTGCCAGTGACATGTTTCCTCGTCTAGCACCCATGATGGATACGGTTGCGGAGAATAAAAAGCATCCCTGACGCTATCATAAATATCTCCAATTCCAGCGTAGTTCTTTCGTAAAGGACGTCCTTCTGGATGTTGCCCAGCGTGTGTGTTGTAGCTGGTCTGAACCCATTGACCGGGAATAGAGTCAATAAAGTCTTGTTCCGCAACGATAACTCGTTGCACTACACCGTCGATGATTTCAGCAAAGTGTGCCATATTTTAAGAAGTAAATGTCAATCTGCCAGAAGAAGTAAATTCGTGATATGTGTAGCCGCCGTCTTGCGTGATGGTGCCTCCAGTTGCGCGTGGAGTACCAAGGTAACGGACCTTTACAACGCCAGAGCCGCCATTTCCTCCAACTGTATATTGAAAGTCAGCGCCACCACCATTTGGCCAACCAGCTCCACCACCACCGCCCGTGTTGACAGTTCCAGCTTCAGCAAAAATACTTAAAACAGAATTTGCCCCCCTTCCGCCTCCTCCTGCACCACCGGAGCCACTTAGGTAAGGACCACCTCCTTCAGGTGCGGTTCTATTTCCTCCTCCACCGCCTGCTCTGGTAATGCTATCAACCCAAGTTAATCCATCCCCGCCTTTTGCTGTTGTGCCTCCAGTCGCTCCAGCTTCGCCTGCGCCACCTCCTCCACCGACATAACCAAAAACATTCTGCCCGGATCCTCCGTTATTTCCTTGTCCAGCAGTTCCAAGTCCAACAGCATTGTTGCGATGTGCTCCAGCTCCAGACCCTCCATTTCTAGGAATACTGGATCCTCCTCCAATAGCAAATATAAATGAGTTGTTTGATTGGAAAAATGTATTAGATCCTCCAGTGCTAAATCTGCCGCCAGCTGCATCGTTACCAACTCCTCCAGCGCCAATATAAATGTCATAAACTGCTACAGTTTGCGCTGTAAGTGTTCCAGATAAGTATCCTCCGGCACCTCCGCCGCCATTAGCAAAATCAAGAGCCCCATCAGCACCAGCTCCACCACCGCCGCCAGCAACTGCAACGTAATCCAAATTATATGGCGTTACAGGAGGTGGAGTTATAGATGGCGGCTTTAATGATCCTAAATATGCAATCATACAGTAGCGTCTCCTGCAACTACCCAAGAATCTGAGGCAATTTTAATCAATGAAATTACTGCATAAAATCCAGATGTTTTGAATCCATTTTTTCCATAAAGCGCAATACCTGATGTTGGAGTAATAGTTACATTTCCAGTATTGGTTTGCATTACAAGAATTTGCGTTCCTATTGGAAAGTTTGAGTTTGTCGTAGCCTGAAGCGGAATTGTAATTGTGGCTGGATCCGTGCTATTTACAACAATTAATTTTCCAGCATCTGATCCGCTATTAATGTGTGTAAGTGTATAGCTTACAGTTGTGCCAGTCCGATTGTTAATCAGCACCATTGACGTCGCAATCGGGTTTCGCGTCAACCCAGCAGCAGGCGTCGAGCTGGTCACATACATCTGCTGGTTGTCCCACTCAACAGCGCCAAGTGTGGCAGCAGTCAATAGCGCCTGACTGGCTGTAGTCGAAAAGCTAAACGGGTTAACCGTTGTTGAGTTTGCAGCAAATGTTTGCTTTTGTGTAAATGTGTTAGCTGCGTTTGTAAGAGCAAAGCTGGCTCTTTGCGCCACAGCAAGTGCAAGCAGTGGATCAACGCCAACAAGATATGAAGTGTTTGATGCTATATTTCCTGCAATACTGAAAGTAAACCCAAAACTACTTGTTCCACCTTGAATGCCAACTTGTCTTGGCCCAGATAACGTCCCGGTAAACCAAGAAGGACGAGTAAATACCGCTGAAACTCCAGCTGCTCCAAGCGTAGTTACAATCCATGGGCCATTTTGCGCTGTTGGAGTTGTTCCAGCAGCTAACCCTTGGCCAGTAAGAAAAACTACATCATTAAGCTGCAATGTTCTTCCGTCGTAAGTTGGAAGTGCTCCAGCAGTAACTGTAAATGTAGTTGTGGTTGTATTTTGAACATTAACATTATTTTGGGCAGATCCTCCCGCTGTAGCTCCGCTTGCCAACAAAAATTGCGTTGGACTAACAACAGTTTTAATCGCAATAGTATTTAACCCAGCAACACTAAACACCATTCCCGGAACTATTGTAAACCCTACCGGAGCTGAGGAAAGAGTAATCATGCTGGCTGTGGTCAGCCCAGCCCCAAGCGCCCATGTGTTTAAATTTACAGTTCCTGCGCTTGCTGGAATAACCTGCGTGTTGTGACGAACAACTGCAAACTGCATTCCTTCGCCAGTTCCACCGCCGCCACCACCTGAAATTGGAGCAGTAGAAAGCGCACTAATGCGCCCATATTGATCAAGGGTAATGACTGGAACTGCCGAGCTAGATCCTGCTGTGATTACTCCCGGCCCTGTGGTTGATAGTGCAATGGTTCCGCTGGAAGTAATAGTGCCACCAGTCAATCCGTTGCCTGCGGTTACGCTGGTTACGGTTCCTGTTCCCGGAGTAGTGGCAGGTTCCCATTGTGTTCCATTGTAGACCAATGCCTGTCCGCTTAATGGAGTTGTGGAAGATACTGTATTGCCTTGAATCTTTGCCACTGTTGGACTCGGATAATTCCCAGACAAATCTCCTCCAGCCGCTGCTGTTGCGCTTAAGGCGTTAAGATTTGTTAGTGCTGCTACTGCCGTTGTGGCCCCTGTGCCGCCACCGTCGATTCCAAGCACGCCAGTCAGGTTGAACGTGCCATTGTCAGTAATCGCGCTTGTTGGTGCGAACGACAAACCGGACACTTGGCTCGTCATCGCAATGCTCGTCACTGTGCCAGCGCCAAGCTGCGACAAGGAAGCCGTCTCAAGTGCGCTGATGCGGCCATAAGCGTCCACGCTAATGACTGGCACCGCTGTACTCGATCCTACGTTCGACAGCACTCCCGGACCAGCCGTCTGTAGCGCAATCGTTCCAGTTCCAGTAATCGTGCCACCTGTAAGGCCCGTGCCAGCCGTAATGGACGTTACCGTGCCAGATCCGCCAACAGCAATAGCCTCAGTTGTAAGCGCGGTGATTTGACCGTAGATGTTAGCCGAAATTACGGGTACTGCCACAGAAGAACCTGCACCAGTAATAGCAGCGATCCCAGTGGTTTGCAGTGCAATTGTGCGGCTAGTCGAAAGATCGCCCCCACCAGTCAAGCCGTTCCCTGCAAGGACACTTACTTCAGACATGGCTAGCTTACTCAGCGAGATAGCCGCGTTGGTAGCTACATCTTCGTTAAGCAGCTTCGATGCTGGAGACTGGAACACGCCATTGATGACCTTTACGAGGCCACTGCCGCCCACAGATGGGATGGTTGTGTGAACGTGCGAAGGCTGTGTTGCGCCAAAGTTAAACGTGATCGTCTTATTGTTCTGTGTGGCTTTCCCTAAGAACTGGATGTACAAACGATCATTGGGCGCAACAGTTGTCTGCGGCAATACCACCGAAGCGATGTACTGTGCAGTTACCGTTGGATCGTAAATCGAGATGTCGTCTGATGTGGCAAGTAGTGTTGCAGTCGTGCCGTCATACTTGAACACCTTAAGCTGGACGATTGTCTGATTTGATGTGGTTCCAGTTGATGCTGCCCAGAAGTTGAAGTCAAATAGCCCGGCTGGAATTGCTGTGATATTAGGATCAAGAACGTCAGTGACAAAGTGGACTACTAGATCGTATCCAGTTGTAGACAAATTACCAGATGTATAACTAGTTCCAGTCGTGTCTGATACACGTCCAAGTTCTTTAACAATCGTTGGCGTTGTTGGAAGCCCGGTTGTTGGGGCGTCCGCTGCCGTATTGTAGTTGAAGAAAAACATCTGTCCTCCACCACCAGATCCACCATTTGGCACTGCTCCCGCTATCCAAGTTGACGTTGCCGTATCGTACTGTAGCACCTGCCCATCGAGCGGAGTTACGTTGGTGACAGAAATGCCTTGCAGCTTTGCTACCGTTGGGTTGGGATAGTTGCCAGACAGATCTCCGCCAGCAGCAGCCGTAGCAGACAGTGCTCCGAGATTAGACAACGCAGCGACAGCAGTCGTTGCCCCGGTTCCCCCCTGTGAAAGCGCAAGGGGCGCGGCAGATGTCAGTGCAGGCTGAAGCGTGCTAATCTGCGTTGTGGTTGCGTAGCCTCCAAGTTGCGTCGTTGTCGCAAACCCTGAAAGTTGTGCTGTTGTGGCAATGCCGGAAAGCTGTGAAGTGGTCGCGTATCCGCCAAGTTGAGCGGTTGTGGCAAACCCAGTAATCTGTGCGGTAGTAAGCGCGTTCTGGTTGTAGTTAACAACTGAAACAACGATATCACTAGATCCAACAGCAATTGGCCCGTTTGTGGCTTTCCCGCAGGTGTAAATGTATCCAGACCTTGTGTTACCTTGACCAACACTGATTGTGACTGCCTGTCCAATTGTTCCACTAAACCAAGTAGGGCGAGTTAAAACAAACCCAGATACCCCAGAAACATTTGCCTGAGTTGCAATCCAAGGCCCATTCTGCTTTGGATCAGCTTGTGCAGTAAAAAGCAAAAGGGTGCCAACAGAAATCGTAGTAAGATCAACTTGTACACTACCAAAAGTAGAGTAAGTAAACGTGTTTGGTGTAACTCCTATGTTGGGAGTCCCGCTTTGATTTGATGTGGCAGCTAAATCTACTGCGTAATGACGGGTTGCTCCAGACTGAGTCGTGTTGTCGTAGAACAAGATTCCCTTGCTATCCACAGACAACGCCGCGCCTGTGCCGCTTTGTGTAATTGCAACAGCAGGGGCAGTGCTGTTTGCCGCAAACGTAGCAGCGCGACCCGTGCTGCTTGGATTAACCACAAGCGAGGTTACCGCTGTACCAGCGCCAATAGTTTGCTGCTGGTTAAATTGGTTTGCTTGAGTAAGCCCAGCAACAGCCACAGCAGTTCCTGTGGTTGGAGAAAATGTAAGTTTGCTTTGATTGCTAATCCAAAGGTCGCCGCCAATAGTCGAGTTTACTGTAGCACTAGGCAAAGCACTGCCAATGTTGGCTTTTGGTTGATCTGTGGTTGCCGCCATAACAAGGCGACCTTCCATTGTCGAGCCAGACTTGAGCACATAACCATTTAGCTGTTGCGTATCAAACGCAGGAACCTGTGCGGAAGTAATGCCGCCAAGGTTGGTCAGCGCACTAACAGCGTCTGTCGCTCCAGTTCCACCTTTGCTGATAGCAATGACATCACTGGTTGCTACAGCTCCAATAGACGCAGGCGTAATAGCAGCGATTTGCGCGGAAGCGAGGGCTTCGACTTGTGCGCTATCTGTAAGCCCGGATATTTGATCCGTTGTAGCCAGTCCAGCAACGATAAGGCTCTTCGCAGCAGTCTTGGTGTCGCCTGCTTGGTTTAAGACAACAATGTCATTGTCATTAACAATGCTTGCTACAGGAAGTTGTGAGATCTTGATGTCTGCCATAACTTTATTTGAGCTGCAAAAATAAGCTTAACAATACTAGCTACGAAGTAAATGCGATTGTGCCAGAGGTGATAAATGTGTGCACTGTATTTGATGAAACAGTTGTAGTGGTATTGCCAGTTCCAGTAATGGTTGCACGCGATGTTGTGCCTGCGTACCAAATTTTAACAATTCCTGATCCCCCTGAGCCTGAAACATCAGCAACATCATTATAACCCCCACCGCCGCCACTGCCTGTGTTAACTGTGCCGTTTCCTGCAATTTTATTTGTGCTTCTTGCCCCAGCTCCGCCACCTCCAGTTCCACCTGCTCCACCTGCACTTGAACCAATCATCGCTCCTCCTCCTCCTCCAGCATAGGTTGTTGCAGTGCCTGCAACTGTCACAGATCGGCCTGCGCCGCCTGCGCCTGCTGCCGTTGATGCTCCATTTACTCCCACTGCTCCCGCACCTCCTCCACCTGCTGCGCCACCTCCAATAAATCCAGTTCCGCCATTATATCCTTGTACTGGAGTTAATGCAGGAACATTTCCAAGGCCGCCATTAGGATAATCAATGTTGATCGGCCCACCACCACCACTGCCTCCAGATAGTGCAACTCCCCAGTTATTTGACCCACCGCCACCACCGCCGCTTGTTGAAATTTGAAAAAAAGAAGAAGATGAACCGCTAACTCCTGAGCCTTGACCAAAGCCACAAGGCCCGCCTCCAGCGCCAACAGTTACCTCTATTGGAATATTAGCTGGAACAGTGAAATTACTTTCCGTGAACACACCTCCTGCGCCACCTCCTCCGCCATCAAACCCACCTCCACCTCCACCCGCAATAACCATTGCGTTTATTGAGGCGGTTTGAATCTGGCCTAAAGTAATTAATGATTTAGCAAACATTAGTATGTGTAATTTTTAATATAACTTGCATACCACCTTGCTCCATCGGAAACAAAAGAAAATATATCAAGTCTCGCAGCAGTAGCAGTCACTGTTGGCGCAACGCCACCGGGCCAAGAAATATTTCCAGCAGGAGAAGTTACAAACGTAGCAGTGCCGTTCCCTGTAGATGGCGCTTGTTTTAAGTAAAGCACAAATGACTTTCCGGCACCCACTGGAGGCAGTGTGAATGTACATGCCGTTGAGGCTGTAAGAGTAGCTGTTAAAACCGTGCTGCTTGTAATATTAAGGGTTGCAGTTGTTGTTACAGTACCAAGATTAGTGTTTCCTTCAATGTACCCGTTGATAGTAGGAGTCGCAATCGTTGGGCTTGTATCAAGCACAGCCGAGCCGGATCCGTTAACTCCACTTGCAAACACAACCGATCCGCTTCCTACTTCATCTGTAAGCGCAGCAGCCAAGTTCGCGCTCGATGGCGTAGTCAAAAACGCCGAGACGTTTGGCCCAAGTGAAGAAATCGACAAGGCCCCGATAGCCGCAGGCGTGATAGCAACAGAAGCAGCGGAGGTAATGCGCCCCTTGGCGTCTACCGTGAACTGACCAACTTGAGCAGCTCCACCGTAAGTCAAAGCAACAACGCCAGTCGTCGTAAGTGCAGGTCCGGGATACTCGGCAGTCAAGTCACCGCTTGCTGGCCCTTTTGGCGTGCGTGGATCGATCAAACGAACATCGTTGCCTTCACAGACTGTGCCAGCAGCAGTTCCAAATGTTGGACGAATCAATACTGCGGTTGCTTTCTTGGTAGTACCATTCTGGACAATCGGAACAATATCCTCATTGTTTACAGCTTCTGCTGGTGGTAGGTTAGAAATTTTGATGCTCATGGATTATCCAATGTTAAGGCGCTGGTTGGCTTCAGTATTAAGAAAATCATCTGCCTGTGTCAATATTCTAGCAGAAATTGGAATGTCCGTCTTTTTATACTGAAATGTCTGAGAATTGCCTCTGACTTGAATGCGGGCAAAGTTTTTGTTTACATCAAGCGCCACATTTGGATTCCGCTTTCTTAGAAATCTCGTAATCATTTTAGTAGGTGTATGCCATGTTTAAACGCTGATTCTGCGCCTGCTGGCGGATAAGAACGTCAATTTGCTGCTGAATTGCAGACTCGGCCAACTGCTCAAGCACCACAGCTTCTTCAGCGCGACCTTCAGACTTAAGAAAGTCAGATGACACAGAGTTGGCCAAGTAATCCCTGAACCTGGCTGGAATCTCAACCTGCTGCCAAACGTCCGTGGTTTGGTTGGCCGGTGTAACACCAGCAATTACGTTTGTCGCGGCAAAAAAGAAATTTCCACTGCTTGCTTTCGTCTTGTCGTTAATGCTATAGCTGCCACTGTTTTGGCCAAGGTCAAAGTAAATCTGTGACCCCGTGGAGTACACTGATGTGCTGTCGTACTTCACACCAAACATGCGCGGCGGCGTCAGCCGGTACTGCACAAACTGCTTCGACGTGTTGAAGGTTCGAAGGTAGTTAACGTCGTCACCAAAGTCCTGCGGAGTCTGATCGGCAAAGTCCTCGGCAATGAACGGCAGCGGAATGGCCTTAGTCGTCTGCCGTGGGTCGTTCGTGTAGATCGCCAAGCCTTGCAGCGAGCCCTGCGGAATCTGGATCAACAACTGCTGGTTGTCCATAAACAACACCTTGGTCGTAAGCGGCGAGTTCGGGCCGTTATAGGTGAAGTAATTGGTGCTAGTAAACTCAACCTCAATCACAACATTTGTAATGTATTCGCCAATGCTGTCAGTAGCTGTTGAGTAGGTGAAATTGTACTGGTTCTCGCCAACAGACGTCAGTGGCCCGTCATTCACAGAACCGTAGAACGGGTTCAAGAACTTTACATACGACTCGCCGACTGTACCAAGCTTGTACCTGTCGTGTAAAAAGTCTTGCAGGTAGATACGCTTGAAGTTGGTGTCAAAGTTAATCCGAGTTGTGTTCGTGTTAAGGTCGTTTTCGGTAAACAGATCTTCATCTTCTTCAGTTGAAAGCGGAACATTGCTTTCTGTAGCAATGATATTTAATCCTGACTCAATTGACTGCACGGGCATGCCCGGCCAAGTGTACATGTACCGCTGCACATCAGGCCACTCTTCGCGATCCCAAATTACAGACAACCTGCGTCCTGTAAAGTCGCGTATTGCGCCGAAAGACTTGTCGTTTAGCGTAGCACGATCTAACCCAACAAGTTGGCAGACAGAAGCAAGGATGTCGCTAAACGGAACGGTCTTCATTGATAAACGGTACGGGAACGAACATTGGTTGGTGTCCAGCCAACGTGGATTTCTTTAGTCCCTCCACTATTGACTCGACACTCGGGATTGTCACGCAAAAA